ATATACGGCTAGTTTGGCAACAGCAATTGTTTCTATCACGGCCTTTGTTAATAGCAATCAAATAGATATATCTAGCAGAACTGCGGCCGCTACTAGCGCATCAACAAACGCTATATTTGGAAATGGAACAGGATTTGAATTTACCTGTACATACATTGCGACGGCTTAACCAAAGGAAAATCATGTCACTCACCAAAACCACCAACATCGACCAGATCACCGTCACCGAAAACGGCACTGTGCTGTACCGTGAAGCTACACGCATCATGGAAGACGGCAACGAATTGAGCAAGACCTTCCACCGCTCAAGCCTGACCCCAGGCCAAGACTTGACGGGCATCCCTGCCAATGTCGTTGCAATCTGCAATGTGGCCTGGACTGAAGCTGTCATTGCGGCTTATCAAGCGGCTCAAGCTGAAAGCGTTGGCGCATGACCCCAGAACTTCAGAAATATTATGAAGATCGCTTCTCAATGATGGGAAGTGATGGGTGGAAAGACTTGGTGGAGGATATTGACACCATGATTGCATCGTTGAATAATATATCTGTTATTTCTGATGAACAAAGCCTACAATTCAAAAAAGGTGAACTTTCTATACTTACTTGGCTGAAAACCTTGAAAGAGGCAAGCGAGAGAGCATACGAGGAACTAAATGAAAAGAATGTTTGATTTTGCCTGTGCAAACGGGCATAAAACCGAAAGACTGACTGATTATGAGTCAATCAGTTTTAGGTGTGAATGTGGTGAAACAGCCAACCGCATTCTTAGTGCGCCAGCATTTAGGTTAGAGGGGTGGTCTGGCTCTTTTCCATCAGCGCATGGAAAGTTCGAGAAAAGCCATCTTGATAAGCTAAAATCTGAACGCAAAGCCAACTCTTAAACAGAAATGTCGAGTTGATTCTCCTACAACCGAAACGGCAGGAAAAGGGAAAATATGTTGATTGATAACGAACCTGAGTTGAAGAGTGAGTTAGAAGCTGAAGAATCCAAGCTATCTGACACCATTGCGCCAGCAAGCCAAGGACTCCCTGATAAGTACAGGGACAAAAGTCTTGAAGATATTGTTCGGATGCACCAAGAGGCTGAAAAGCTAATTGGCAAGCAAGCGCAAGAAGTGGGAGAGGTAAGGAAACTTGCTGATGAACTCATTAAGCAGAACCTCAGTTCTAAACAGCAACCTATTAGAGAAGAGGAGCCTGAGGTAGATTTCTTTGAGAATCCACAGAAGGCAGTTCAGAAGACTATTGATAATCATCCTGATGTTCTCGCAGCCCGTCAAGCGGGTTTGGATTTCAAAAGGATGCAGATTCAACAGAAGCTAACGCAAGAGCACCCTGACTATAGTCAGATTGCTCAAGATCAGGACTTTGTGAATTGGGTGAAATCATCGCCTATTCGCCTTGGTCTGTATGCAAAAGCTGATGGTGAATTTGATTACGATAGTGCCAATGAGTTGCTGTCTACTTACAAGCAGTTGCGTGGTGTCAAGTCAAAGCAGACTGAGCAAGCGGGTGAAACCGCCAGGAAGCAGAGCATGAAGGCCGCACAAGTGGATGTTGGTGGAACTGGTGAGAGTTCAAAGAGGGTTTACAGACGGGCTGACCTGATTCGGCTGAAGATGACCGATCCGGCTCGATACGAGGCACTGAATGATGAAATTCTTGCTGCGTATTCTGAAGGTCGGGTCAAGTAACTTAACTTTCGTTTCTAAGGAGAAACATCATGGCATTTCCTACCCCTGCGGTAACCACGACTACCGCCGCTACATTCATTCCTGAAATTTGGAGTGATGAAATTGTTGCCGCATACAAGAAAAACTTGGTGCTGGCAAATTTGGTTATGAAGATGAACTTCAAGGGCAAGAAGGGTGACACTGTTCACATTCCTGCACCTTATCGTGGTTCTGCTTCTGCCAAGGCCGCTTCTACCGCAGTGACGCTGATTGCAGCCACTGAGACTGAAGTTCAAGTGTCGATCAACAAGCACTATGAATATAGCCGCTTGATTGAAGACATCGTTGAGGCTCAAGCCCTGAACAGCTTGCGTCAGTTCTATACCAATGATGCTGGTTATGCCCTGGCTAAACAAGTCGATACCGACTTGATCCAGTTGGGTCGTTCTGCCAACGGCGGTACTGCTGACAACGCTCGTTATGCTGGTGGCTTCATCGGTGGTGATGGCACGACTGCCTTCGACTACACGGCTAACACCAACACTGGTAACGCCACTGCTCTGACTGATGCTGCTATTCGCCGCACCATTCAGCGTTTGGATGACAACGACACTCCTATGGATGGTCGCTTCTTCATCATCCCCCCGTCTAGCCGTAACACGCTGATGGGTTTGGCTCGTTACACTGAGCAAGCCTTTGTTGGTGATGGCAACACCATCCGCAATGGTGAAATCGGTAACCTGTACGGCATCCCTGTGTTCACTTCCAGCAACGCTGACTCTGCATCTGCCACTGCGACTTTCCCCGCATCTGGTACTGCAATCGCCCGTGTTTGCTTGATGGGTCACAAAGACTCTATGGTTTTGGTTGAGCAAGTGGGCATCCGTTCACAAACTCAGTACAAACAAGAGTACTTAGGTACGCTGTTCACTTCGGACACGCTGTATGGTGTGAAGGCTCTCCGCACTTCTACCACTGGCACTGACCCGAATGCCGCATCCATGTTCGCTTTGGTTGTGCCTTCCTAATTGCAGTTGCGCCCCCTGCCCTAGTGGTGGGGGGACTTTTTTAACCTATTAGGAGAAATCAAAATGGCTGATGCTACCGCTGTTGTTGTAGATAGAAACAACGACTCTTTTCGGGGCTTGTTCAGTGACACATGGACTGTTACCTGCGCTTTGAATTCTGCATCTGTTGCAGACCAAGCTACTGGTACTGACGCTGTGGCTGTTCCTGGCGTTGCCCTTGGCGACATGGTGATTGGTTTGTCTGCTGGTGTAAGTGAGGGCGGTTTGGTTCGCCGTGCTTATGTCTCTGCTGCTAACACTGTGACCATTGCTAGTACTAACACTACTGGTGCGGCGGTTGATATTGCTGCTACCACGATCAAGTTGGTAATTGCTCGTATGGTGTAAGGATTGGGGGGTTCGTCCCCCCTTTCTTCGTTTTGGAGTTAATCTATGGCAACTTTTCGCTGTCTTCAGTCTGGTAACACAGTTAGTTTTACCTTGCAACATGACATTGACTCAATGAAGGGTCATCAAGGTTATGTTCGTATTGACGAGCAAGAAAAAGAGCCTGATGCGTATGATGCCAATGCCGTGAGAACAGATACTGCTTTCACGCCGCCAGTTGTACGGCGCATGGGTCGCCCAAGGAAAGTTGCAAATGTCTGATATAGACGCTAGAGATTTTGGAAAGCTGGAGGCCCAAGTTGAGGCTCTCCAGAATGAAGTTCATACTTTGAGCAAAGATGTGAAGGCTTTGCTTGAATTGGCGAATAAGAGTAAAGGTGGATTCTGGATGGGAATGACCATTGCATCCACTGTTGGCGGCATACTTACCTATGTTGGTGAGAGGCTGTTCAAATGAAGGGCTTGCTATCAGGCAAGTCCTGCCCTATTGCCACTCAGGATATAACTGTTAACCTGAAAAACAGGAATAACGCATTCCAGAAGTTTGGCTATGGCCCACCCAACCCTGATGAAGCAAATGATGCTTTCTGGCTGAAAAAGGCCAAGATGTATAACGCTCCCACATCTACCATCAAAGGCATGGTGTGTGGAAACTGTGCCGCTTTCATTCAGACGCCCAAGATGATGGAGTGCATCACATCTGGGTTGGAAAAGGATGAAAACGAGGGCGAGTTGTCCTATGACGAGAACTTTGTCAAGGCGGCTAACCTGGGATACTGTGATCTATTTCAATTCACCTGTGCAGCGGCCCGCACTTGTGATGCCTGGAAGTCTGGTGGGCCAATAACCAAGGAAAAAGCATGATGTACGGCAAGCCAATGAAAGAGTCAAAGTCTTCTTCAAAGAAGAAAAGTGTTCCTGTCACTGTCATGGTAGCAATTGGGAAACCAAAGATGCTTCCTAAAAGGGGTCAGCGCACTGCTACCAACATGATGAGCAAAGCTAAAAAGGCAAAATAATGTCTACATTCCAACTCGATCCAAATCAAGTGGCTTTGGGTATTCCAAGTCTGGGAACAACCCAAGTATTTACAGTTAGCAACTCAAGTGTCGCATCTACTGCTTTTGGTGCATCTACGACCATGATTCGTATTTCTTGTTC